TCCTTGACCCAAACCATCTTGTACTATTACTGAATAGTTGGTACCGATGTTTCCGTCTCTCATGAAGTTTTTCATCTTTCAGCATTGATTGAAGGAGTCTTTTTCTTTCTCCATCCCATACGTCATAGAGCAAGGGAGAGTCCCTGTCATCAATTCCCTCAACAAAGTCATCCCATGATCCATCTGGATAGGTTATCAAAATAGCATAGCAATCTTCCATCTTTCTTAGGACTTTGAATCTCTTGACAGCCTTTCCTATATCCAGATAGAACTCATGCTTTCTATGACGTACACCTTCCAGAGCATAGTCCACCATTATTTTCTTCATACTATTTTAACTCCTTTTCTTTAGAGGATAGGAATAATTCTTAACTTCAACATCAGGAAGATTCCGCTTAATTAGTTCTTCCTGTGTTTCATCGTATTCCTTTCTTCTGGTTAGACACTCTTTGCAATACAGGTTGCTTTCTTTATCATCACAGTATGCTCCGCACAGCCTACAACCGTAAGGTTGTGAGTAATGTGAATTTCCCCAGATGTATGGATCATGATCGTACCACCATTCAGTATCATGTCTTTCAACATTCCACATTTGATTTGAAAACCATATTCCATCTTTCCAGTCTCCACCCTTTTCATTGAGAATCAAATACCTTCCTCTGGCATCAAGAAAGGCAATTTTATTTGAAGTCCCTATTGCATTTTCAATGATAGAAGCAAAGGCTGTGCTTTCCATTGGTGAGTCTTTCAGACTGCCCAATAATTGAGCAAAGTGAAAGGTGTCTGATCTTTCCTTATTTGGCATTTCAATGTCAATGATCCCATTGTGGATCATGACCAGACCTTTCCTCACAACAAAGGGATGGCAATTTTCAAGATTGACTTTCCCTGATGTTTTGATTCTGCAATGAATAAGGAAATGCTTATCTGGGTTTTCCTTAACTGCCTTCCTGTATCTTGACCAGAAATCTTTGAAAGACACAAGGCATTTTGTGATCTTGATCTTTCCATCTCTGGCAAAGGCAAATCCACCACCATCATCATTTGCCTTCCAACATTTCTTCATTTGGTCTTTGGTTAAGACCTTACCTTTTCTTTGTACGATTGCTATACACATTGGTTTTCCCCTTATTTTATCATCGGAATAAAACCCACAGTCTCAGGTGGGTTTTCTATATCAAATAGAGTAATGATTCCCTTTGGAAGCTTCTTCCATTTGTGAGTCATCAGTCTATCACAGATTGGGCTTTGGTGAATGTCCCATGCCCAAAATTCATTTGAGTCAAAACCATGATCGTTTCGGAAGACAAATGTCTTTCCTGATCTTGTCTTAATTGTTCCCGTCATTTCTAAGTTTCCTGTTCTGTGAATGATTCATTTCCAATATCTGTCCTTCTCAAAATATTGGACATTTGATGTCTGGATACTCCACCATCTCTTTTCAGAAAATGATTTCCAAGTTGTGATAAGTCAGGAAAATCCACTTTCTCATTTTTCAGTTTTCCGATCTCCTGAGTAAGGGATGAAAGTTCTTCATTAATCCTATCCATTTCTAATGTCCATTGAAACCTTGCATACTTATTAATGGGAATATCCGAGGGTTTGTCATGCTTTAGGTCTTCAAACTTGTCTCTCAAAGCCCATTTCTCTTGAATCAATGCCTCTACCTGAGATTCATATTTGGATGTTTCATGCTGAATAAGTTCTGACTCTGCATATTCAGAATGATAATTAACCATTGGGTTTTCTTCTTCATCATAACATCCTCTCTCATTGAACCAGTTAAACAGGTGAGGAAATTCTTTCTTTCTGGTCTCCACAAGTTCAACAAATTTCTTAGGAGAAATATCTGTTCCTGACTGGTCTCTTGTGAAGTCAAGAACAGCCTTTGTGAATTCTATATTCTTTCTGAAGGAAGGCTCGAATAGAGTCCCTCTGAAAACCCTGACCTCTACTGTGTTTTCTGGCTCACAGTTTATTGCTGTTGTTCTTCCGAAACCTCCTGTTCCACTTTTCGCAATGTCCTTTGTCTTGTAAACTACTTTGTCCTGACCTGACCATTGATCCTTTGATGTCAGTCCTTCATAGGCAAATGGGTTTCCCCATGCCTTCAATCTTTTCAATTTTCTCTGGCTTATCCACCAAATAAAATTGGGATTGAAATAAAAGAATTTCTGAAATTTGTAAAGATGGTATTGACCATTGAAACCAGATCGTGAGACGTGAACATGGATTCCACAGTCCTCACCATGATAAGACCTCATCCCTTCATCTCTCAGGGACTCGAAGAATGAGAAATCTGAAATCCTGAAAGCATCAAATGTGAACGGATGTGAGGTGATCTCAAATCCAGAGCAAGTCCCGTCATTGGTAAAGAACATTTCCACAGCATTCATTTCCTCGAATTTCTTAGTCATTTGGTGAGCAAGTTTCTTTCTATTGCTTTGTGTCTGGTCTGTCTCAAGTTCAAAACCAAATGTCTCTCTGGGGAAATCATAAACTTTCGTGATCTTAGTTTGGTCTTTGGGATCAATGATACTGCAAAGCCATTCTGGTTTCCATCCATAAGGCTGAATCACATCTGTCATGATGCTGTAGTAAGGTTCGGAAGTCCCTTCTGTTTCGCTTGAGTCCCAGATTTCCTCATAACCTATTGCTGTATCCAAATGATTTGCACAGATACTATGAACAACCTCTCCATGTTCATGAACAGGAGTCAGTTCTTCATCTGTGTAGTGATCCACCCATGTGCATTTGTTGAGATTCTCTTTAGCATAGGTAGTTGATACAATGTGGTTGATACCATCAATAGTTACGTCCCAGTAGCTATACTCCATTAAATAAATTTCTTCAATCTCTGAGTATTTTGCATCCTTTATCAGACATGAATCACAGAAGTATGCAACTGATAAGCTATGTTTAAAGTTCAAATTGGAGTTTGAATCAGGTATGAATGAATAGTTGTTGGGATCAATGAAGTAGACTTTATTCAATTCATCCTTCCCCGAAAATCTGTATACATCATGCCATTCTACTTCATACAAATCATCAAGAGCATCTTCTCCCAAATGAGAATAGCAATCTGGTGTCGCCTTTTCAGAATATCTTTGATAAGACTCCCAGAGATTTGCAAGATATTTGATGGGGGGGGAGGTGAAATTCTTAGATTCTTCTAAGGGAGAATTTTGGATATTATCAAAATGGTTTCGCCCCTCGCAAATATAGTGTGACTTTAACGCCTTTTCAAAAATTTTGGAGAATTTGACGAGAGGAAATTTTCCAGTTTTGGGAAGTTCTGAGACCAGATCAGGAGCTAAAAATTGACTCCTGAGAAGTCCATCAGACTGCATAGAAAGGAGCAGAGGTTTGGTATATTTCAAGAAAGCGGATCGTAAAAGATCAGAGTTAATTTTTTGGCTCATGGTTAGGGTCTCCAGTTGTTAAGTAATGGACAGCGATTAAGTAGTTTGTACTGGACGGGCATTTCTAAGCTTTTCTGGTTAATTTTCGGATCAGGTTATGAAGGGACTCAGAAAGGCTCGGAGCAAATACGATAACAAGGTATGAGATCAGGACAGTTAGGAAAACAGGGTTACTCAGGATCATCCAGAAGAAATAGAGCATGACTGAAAGAGGGTCTGGAATCGTATATGTAACATGGGAAATGGAATCAGTCAGGACGGAATCAGGGCTTACAAGGGTAGTAAAAATCATGCTTTCCCCCTCCTAAAAGTCTTGAATGATGAATGAAGAGGTAGGAGTAAATTCATCATCAAAAACTGGGATGATGTAAGTCTCGTATTCTACCTGATCCAAAGAAGTAAACTCTTTCCCGTATGCCTCGTTAAACTCTTTGAGGTTTTTGTATTCTGTGTATTCACAGCAAAGAGCGATCATGTCAAACTGGATTTCCTCACCTGTATTTTCTTCCCATTCTTCTAACCATGTGAATAGGGCTTTTAATCCGTCATAGGTGAATTGATCTCTCCTGTCTGACTGGGAGAAGGCATTTAGAAAGTCTGACCAAGTTACGTTCTGTTTCATGATTGGGTTTCCTTATTTTGGTTTTCTTCCTCTGAACCTTCAAAATCTACTTCATCATAGAGCATTTGAAGGATTTTCCAGAGGGTCGATTCCTTAACATCCATCTTCCTAAGTATCCACATGATCTCGTCAGGATCGGTTTGGGTTTCCATGATTAGGTTTTCCTTTGTTTTGGTGTACTGAAAAAGCTATGAAAGGGTAGGTTTTGAATATGTTTCTTTACCCATTTCACTGCTTGTTTTTCTGTTCTTATCTTCTCCGAGCCTTTGCCCAAATCAGACAACTTTACAATGTAGACTATCACGTTAGACAATATCCTTTTTCAGGTCTTTCCCAATCCGCTCAACTATGGAAAGAACCCTTTCCGCTTTCCGTTCTCTATTGCTCAGGGAGGTGGTAGGTCTGAGATCATCCAAGTGAGATTCGTTCCAGTCTCCATTACCGAGAGCAAGTTCCTCAAGTTCTCTTTCATCCTGATCCGAGCAAAGAACAAGAGCTACTGGTTGATCTTCGCAAAGAGAGGTGATAAGAGAAACCAATTCAGATTGGTTCGGATCGAAAGTAATTGACCTGACTGCACTTTCTAACTTTGAGTATTCTTTCCGCTCTGCAAGAACGAGAAGGTTTCTCAGTTTCTTTATTACTAAGGAATGAGCCTTGTCAGAATCAATTTCACAAGGTCTTCCGAGGTTATCTGTGATCTGTTTTCCGTCTTTCTGTATAAATTCCATGACTGGAGTCTCCTTTGTTTTCTTAGTGTCTATCGTAACCATGCCCAAATGTATAGCTTCTAGAGCAATATATCTAAGGATTTTACTAATCAATCTAATTAGAAATGTCTCGCATGATCTCGGGGTAGGTAATCTTGTATAGAATGAAAGGAGACCAACAACACATGGAGAATGAAGAAGTATCAAAGCTATTTGAAGAGGTTACTAAGAAAGGCTTTCCATCAGAGAAAGCGGAAGTGAACCAGAGGCGGGATGTAGATTTGTACACCTCACCAGATGAAGGGACAGGAGAAGTCCATCCCAAACCAAAGAGAGACGAGAACGGAAGATGGAAAAAGGGATCGAGCGGAAGTCCTCAGACCCAGTTCAAAGACGGAAACACCATTGGGAAGAACGGCAGGAGAAATGCTGTCTCAGATCTGCTCAGAGAGATGGGAGAAGAAAAGAAAGGTGATCGCTCACGGATGGAATCAGTCTTGAACAGACTTTACCAACTGGCAGAGAATGGAGAAATTAATGCAATCAAAGAGCTGTTGAATCGGGTGTGGGGGAGGACTCCAGAGGTTGTCAGGACTCAGGACATCCCACCCGATGAGCTGGTGATCCGTTAGAGGGTGTCAAATATAATTTGAAAACGGGTCTCCTGATCCGCATTTCCTTTGATCCGCTCTGCCCCTCGGAACGGGGGTGTGGTTTTTGAAATTTACCATATCAACTGAAGGGTTTATTGGCTACCAAAAAAAATTCTGGGATTTGCCAAATTATATTAAAATCTTAGTTGGGGGCTACGGATCGGGAAAGACATACATTGGGGCTTTACGCCTCATTTATTTGTCCTATTTAAATCACGGAATTCCAGTAATGTACATTTCCCCGTCCTACAAAATGGCAAAAAGGACAATTATTCCGACTTTAAAAGGGATAATGAACCGATCTGGAATGACTTACACCCACAATAAGACAGAAAACGAAATTAAAATTTTAAATTGGGACGGAAAAATATGGATTGGGTCAGGAGACGATCCTCAAGGTCTTCTGGGGCAAGAATTAGCGGCAGTTGGCATAGATGAGCCGTTTATTCAGAGCAAAGAGGTGTTTGATATAGCAATTTCAAGAATAAGGCATCCAGAAGCACCCCAAAGAGAGATGTTTTTAACGGGAACGCCAGAATCCCTTAATTGGGGATACGATATTGCCATAAATAACGAAGATCAGTACGATGTGGGCGTTGTTTTCGGCAGTACGCTCGAAAATCCCCATCTTCCCGCCCAATACAAGGAAAGTCTCCTTGAAACCTATTCTCAGGAGATGATTGATGCCTATGTATACGGAAAATTCGTAAATCTTCAAAAAGGAAGGGTTTATAAGAATTTTGACAGGTCAATTCATGTAAAAGAGCGTGATGACCTCAAAAAGCTCATAAAATACGATGATATACATATTGGGATGGATTTTAACGTAAATCCCATGTGTGCCTGTGCTTTCGTTAAGATCGGGGAGACTATTCATGTTTTTAAGGAATGGTACTTGAATAATGCCAATACCTATGACATGTCAGAGATTATTCGGAAGGAATTTCCAAAGTCTTTTGTCTATCCAGATGCGACTGGAGCATCAAGAAAAACATCAAGTGCGAAATCAGATCACCAGATTTTAAGAGATAGTTTTTTTAAAATAAAAGCGAAGAGACGTAACCCACCTGTGAGGGATAGGGTCAACGCTGTCAATAATTTGTTATTAATTAGAGACGGCAAAAGCCGTTTTTCGGTAGAAAATTGTCCAAAACTTGTTTCAGACCTTGAACGGGTTGTTTGGAAATCTGGAGATATAGACAAATCGGATTCAGCTCTTACTCACACCTCAGATGCCTTGGGATACGGTATTCATTTCCTGTTTCCGATTGTTGCGAGGAAAGCTTCCGTTATTAGATGGTGAGCTTTTTATTGGGAGCGAGCCTAATGCTCAATGTTGTTTTGCTAATCCTTTTTTACTCAGATACAAAAATAGGAAAAAGAAATGTTAATTGAGAATCTCTCTGAAACAAGTATAAAAAAAGCCCTCGAAGACTATTTAAACACTTCCAAAAAAAACAGAACAGACGAAAGAATGAAATTCCTTTCCTACTACGAAGGAATCGTAGAGGCAATGGAAGATGACCTAAAAGATTATTTCACCAGAGGTGCATTAAGACAAGTTCCTCTCGTCTGTCAGAATGTTACCGCAAAATTGATTAATTCAAGATGTATCGTTTATAAAAACTCCCCCCAAAGAGAAAATGAAGTGTATACAGACCATGTTAAATCCCTAAACGCAACAATGCTCAGCCTTGAGAGGATAACATACCTTCTCGGGACTTCTGGACTCAGGAGCAAATTCAACGAAGAAGAGGGAAAAATAGAATATGACATCCTTTCTGAGTTCTATCCCCTCTTTTTTCCATTTGAGAAAGACCCAGTTGCGGTTCTATATCCACTTTACTCCTATGAATTCTCACAACTCGATTCTGATGACATATTTGCCTTCTGGAGTAAGGATTTTCACTATTTGGTCAGCGGTCATGGCGAGATACAGCCCGTAGAGGGGAATGAAGAGATGATTAATCCTTATGGTGTGATCCCCGTAACCTTCGCACACAGGCATCCGCTTACGACAGAATGGTTTAGGGAAGGAGCTTCCGATGTTGTGACTATGAACCAGACCGTGAATGTTATGCTCACGGAAATGTCTCTTGGGATGAGATTACAAGCCCTTGGTCAGCCTGTGGCTTCTGGAATAGATGATGATTCCGCATTTCAGCTCGGTGTAGACAATATTATTACCCTTCCCGAAGGGGCGAGCTTCAAGTTTGAGTCTCCAAGCTCAAGCCTTATTGAATATGTGGAAGCTATAAGGTTCTTTGTTGACTCGGTAGCATATAATAACAATTTGAAAACGAAATGGTCGAAAGGAAAGGATACAGTTCTTTCTGGAGAATCATTGAAAATGCTTGAGATTGATCTCACGGAAAGCATTAAGACAGATATTAACGCCACTTGGAGAAAATTTGAAGAAGATAGGTTCAGAGTGGACAGGGAGATTCTTTCTGTTCATGGAATAAATGCGGGGTCGGAAAATCCCATTGATTTCTCAGAGCCGAGATTTCCGCTGACAGCCCAAGACCAGAGGATGCAATGGGAATGGGAGTGGAAACATGGTCTTTCGTCCAAAGAAGACTGGTTTAGGCATAATAATCCTGATGCGAATGAAAAAGAGATAGAAGAAATGATGTCAAGGAATTCTGAAGAACCTGATGAAGAATCTGCTGAAGAACCTGCCGCTGAGCCTATTGTTGGGAAACCTATTGCGAAGCCTATTGCGAAGCCTCCTGAGGAATCCGAATAATGGAGGTATCTGTTAAGATAGAAGAAGACGCTTATGATTTTTCCACTCTTGTAGATTGGACGAAAGTGTTGAAAACCACAGGAAAGATTATTGTAGATGACCATTTCAACAGACTGAGGGACGGTATTGATGTTAATGGAGAAGGGTTTACAGAGCTTAAACCAGAAACAATCGCCCAAAAGAGGGCGGCTCGTCGCCCGTTCCCCGAAGTCCCGCTTTATGCAACTGGGAGAATGAGGCTTCTAAAAGCCAAGTCGCCAAAAAGAAATAAAGTAGAGATACTATTGAGAAGAGATCGAGACGCAATAGGCGGATACCATCAGTACGGAGAGGGAAAGAATCCAGTAAGAGAATGGGTGGGAATATCAGATGATGCGTTTTCAGCCATTGCCGCCGCAATCGGATCGGAATTAGTGTCGAAATTAGAATTTAGTGTAAAAAATTAGATTTAGTGTAAAATAAAAGGAGGTCAGTATGACCGAAGAAACAGAGACTCAGACGAGTCAAGAGATTGAATCAGATTCACAGGGTGACACCCCGTCTTTTACGGAATCTGATTATGCCGATTCTATCGCAGAAAGCAAGAAGTATCGGCAAAGAGCACAGAGAGCAGAATCGAAGTTCGATAAACTTCAGAAGCAAGTGGAAGCCAGTAGACAGAAACAGATGGAAGAGAAAGAAGAATGGAGAGCCTTGGCGGAAGAAAGAGCCGCTAAGATTTCCAAACTTGAACCCATCGTTGAGCAGGCAAAATCTATTGAGCTATCCATACGCGAGGGACTGCTTTCAGATTTTTCTGATGAAGATCGGGAAAATTTTAAAGACCTTCCAACGCCTGCATTGAGGAAGGTACATGGGAAAATTGTTCAACAAAAACCCGCCAAGACCGATATGTCTTCGGCTGGAATTTCATTGAAGCCATCAAAGAAGATGTCTGATATGACTGATGCCGAAAAACGAGATAATTGGAGTAATATCTTGTCGGGTTACATTAAATAGGAATAACAATGGCAGAAGTAACATTAACAACTGCGGCTAACTTTATTCCCGAGATGTGGTCAGACGGTATCCTTGATTATGCGGAACGTGCGTTCCAATTAAGAAATCAGGTAACTGATCTGTCCAGTATGGTTTCAGCAGGTGGCGATACCATCCACGTTCCAAAAGTAACTGAAGAAACAGCGGCTTCATTGTCCTCTGGCTCGGCTGTTACTTATGGTGCAAACACGGATGGTAAAGTTGACCTGTCTGTTGACCAACACGCTTACGAAGCTAAAAGAATAGGCGATATTGTAAAGGTGCAGGAAAATGCTGACCTTTTCGGTATGTATGCTAAGAGCATGGGCTATTCTATCGCAAAATTCATTGAGAATTATATTGCGGTAACAGTGCTTCAAGGGCAAACGGGAAATGATGTTACGCTAAGTGCAGATAACACCTTCACAACCGCTCTGATTAGAAGTGGACTTCAGAAGTTCCTCGATGCGGGTCATTCTTATACTGACGGAGATGCTTTCTTGTATTGCTCTCCTGCGGCTTATATGAGTGCCCTTTCGCTTCAGGACTTCTACGATGCTTCCAGAAGAGGCGATGCACAGAATCCGAATGTTTCGGGTGCTGTGGGTATGGTTTACGGTGTCCCCACATTTGTCTCAACTGATTGGGATGATGATGGTGGTACTGGAGACGAAACAGCAACCCTGTTCAAGCGGGAAGCTGTTTATATGGCTATGCAATTAAGCCCAAGAGTCCAATCATCCTATGATATTGACTACCTTAGTACGTCAATCGTAGCTGATGTGATTTTCGGGGCATGTGCAAGTCATGCGGCTTCAAGCACAGCTTGTGCGGTAGCGAATTTCGCTAATCCGTAGTAGATGATGAGTTGCGGGGGTGGTTTTAACCGCCCCCAATGCTCAATTAAATAGGAGAAAGAAATGGCACAGACAAAGAGCAGGTATTCAGCTCAAGAAGCAATAAATATCCAATTGGGTCAAGCAGGGTCTGCTGTTTTTACAACGCATAATGCAGAAGTTCAATATGCGGGGACTGTATATGTAGCTATTGCATTTTTAGAAGATTCAGTATTTGAAACAGGGGCAACAGGATTAGTGCCTGAAACCAATTATATATATCCAAGCAGTAATGCTACATCTTCACTGATTGCAGAAAATAGTTTACAGGTAGATGGAATAACCTTTCCAAAAGGTTTAACTATCTACGGAAGATGGA